GGCTGTTTCAACTCACCACGTGGCTCACGTGGAAAGACTAACCGGTAGGGACCGCGACTAAAGATAACAAACTAATAGAGCCAGATACGGGCGTGGTGTTTAAAAATTTTTGTTTCGCAAGACTAACTAACTAACCAAACAATAGACGTCACCACAAACAGCGACAACAGCACACTAACAACACCAACCACATCAACGCACAACCACTTGAACAAACAACGTCAACCACGAACTACATACTACACTTGTACGCGGGATTTTTCAGTTGCATACAAACTAAAAAATTTTTTCTCACTTTTCACAACAGTGGCTATCGAAAAGAACAGAGGCATCAGTGTCGTAGTTATGCGATACTTACGTTGTACTAGTATCTGCAATTTAGTTAACCGCCTCTCCGTGGTCACGTAGCAAGAGAAGTCGGCTAAAAATGATGCATGATATTCGTCTAGCTTAGCGTCCGCGGGCCTACCCCTACCAAGCTTAATCAAGAACCTTATAGGATCTGGAAACATCGTCACGCACCCATCATCACTAACCAAAAAAGACGAACAAAAATAAGGCACTTCTGAAGTATAACATTTCACTTCCATGTTGAAACTATCCAAAAATCTTTTTTCAATCGCAGAATAGTTCATCCACATTTCACGCAAATACGCAACCAAAAAATCATCACCAGCTAATAAAACATACAAAAAATCAGACACCTCAAAACAATCAAAAAAACTGACTGCATCCAAAATAGTATTACCCCCAAACGTATCGGATCCACCCGTCCTTTGTTGGAAACTCACAAAAACCACGAGAGCCAGTGTCACGCAATGCGCTACCGTGAAGTTTTTTGCAGAGTACCAAGTTTTCAAAATCAATGAATGAAAACCTAGTAACAAATACACGTTCATCACGATATATAACTCTCTCGCCCTCTGATTTTTGTCCATTTTAGAGGTGTCTCCTTCTCCGTACGTACCCGTCAAACACCCATCGTAACCGTGCGCGGCCACGAAGTTCTGCACATCCTTTCTATCCATACGGTTATAGACCATTACGTTATCCCGCAACAATCTCTGAAAGCGACCCATCGCTGCTGTAAACATAGGACTCAAAACTGCACACGTCTCCTTAGGATAATGTATAATAGTTTGCGTAAGCAACGTATCCAACAACGCGGACTCATCAGTTTTTACTTTAGGATTATCCTTAAAAATTAGTCCAGCATGCGTCAAATCCATAGCTAGCAGGTCATAAATGGGCGCGGCTTTTAACGCCGCTACCCTAGACGCATCAACTCGGGTCATCCACTGCACTAACAGATCCTTATCTGGCAAAATGGGATCGTCCGCAAAAGACTTGATGAGAGCGTCAAAATTTGCTCCACACCCGTATTTTTTCAAATTCCCCACCACACGCGTCACATCCTTATCCCAATCACCCACAGGTTCATCAATGTTAGTACCCATGTTTCGTTTCATCAAAGACCGCATGGCTATTTGCACATTTGGTAAGTAGTGCTGAGGTGCGTGCGTACGTAACACAGACTCGACACGCTCGTCCATGGTAACATATGCGCGTTGCTGCCCCAAAGAGAAACTACCATCCGTGGAAGTTTCATAAGGAGTCACAGCGGCCATCATCGAATCCAGATACTTGTACGTAGACAAGGCCGGATAAATCTGGTCCTGCACAGTCTGCATAGTTAAAACTACGTCATCCACCTCAGGCAAACCACAGTCAACGGAGCCTGGCAAATTATTCACCAAAACTCGTGTCTCATACGTCTTACGATTCATTTCGTAGCCACCGTTCTCCGCTGCAACCTCCGCGGCCAAAGCGTCCATTTCCTCACGAGGTCTCTTTTCTTTCTTAAACAAGGAACCCACGGGCGAACCTCCACACAACTCCGCTGGTACATCATAAACCATCACGTCCAGACCCCTAGCCCCTTCTTGCACATAGGTTACCACATCCAACCTAGTTACAGCCGCTTCTACGACATAGAACTCATCAGTATATTCCAAGCACCGCCGCTTGAATCCATCAAGCAACCAAGTGGCAACCGTGGGAGGCAACGATTCATACAAAGCCAACAAAAACCCTCTATCCGTTTTCCCGGCTAGCAGAGCTTGCGTGGAATTGTAATTTGTTTTGTACGCCTCAAAATACACGCACATGCTAGCTAACTCCAACTCGTAAGCACTCAGCTCACGTCGTATTTCGACCGTACCATGTCGGGACAAAGTCCTACCGTTCCAATCAAAAAAACAATTATAAACGCTCTCATATGTTAATTTCGAATCCTGAGCGCATGCAAAAACTAACGCATCATCATAAATCTTTATTGGTACCAAACAAACACGCGGTTGTCTCTCATTAAAAAAATTTGCCGACACAAAATACTTGCCCTCCTGTCCTCGCAACCACAGTGGATGTGTTACTACAGATGGTACGTTCACTGAATCAATACGGTACATCTGATAAGGCATCAACCCATTCACCAATTCCCCTCTTTCTATAATATACGACAAACCAGTTGTTGTTTCGATTATTTGTGTGTGCCCAAATTCACGAAACTCATCCATAGTGTAAGTTACGGAACGACAACGATCCAGAGTATCACACAGATGAACCAACTCCCCTGCTGGTATGTAAGTGTGCCACTTGGACTTAAACACACCACCCGCCAGCGTGGTCATCTCGAACGGAAACACCCCAGAAACTTTCGCGCATTTCGTCTTTACACACAAAGCCACTAGTTCCCGCATAGGCATGTAAGTGTTAACATGATCAACAACCATAACACGAGACTCTGATAACATATCCGGATCAGTCACACGATTCGCCAACACTCCTTTTGCGAACGTCGCAAACCTGGATGACCCTCTGTGTTGTCTGCTATCAACTATATTGGTTACTCTCAACTTGGATTTCAGCAAATCCAATTGCACCTCATACAAGTTCATAGCAAACGCATCACCCGGGGGTTTGTACCACGCAAACCTACCCGTGTAGAAAGACATCATCCACGGATCATTTGCCACATAGGTCAAAGATAATCCGTCACCTACATATGCAAACGCTCGCCGCAGAGACAGTTGCAAATAAGGATCACTTTCAGCCCACCGATCCGCCTCCGAATAGACCAGCTGGAACTCGGAAAACTCAGACGCTAAGTATTCTTGATCGTTCTCATCCAAAGTCGCCAAAGTATGTACCCTGGATCTGCCTCTACGGCGCCTAGAACCACCATCAGACAATTTCATAACGCTCGCGTTCAAAGCAGCAGCGAACTCTTCATACTTAGTCTCCTCATACAAAGTCTTCGCGCCTCGAGCTGCCATAGGAGTCGCAACCTCCTCAGTCATAGTAGTACTAAAAGTCTTAACCATTTGATGTAGTGTAGTGTAATGTAAGGTGTGGTTGTTTGGTGGTGGAATACGGTTTCTAAGATAGTGTATC